TGCATATAAGAACCATAGACAATATGAATTTACATTCAAATCGTCCATGTAACGTAGATTATGAGTTCTCTTCACACTCGTGATGAAAACAATTTGAGGCCCCCCGGCCAAAAACTGTTTAATCACGTGATTATATCTACGTGTTTGATTTTTGGCCAAACTAGCCTCGTAAAAACAAGATCCATATCTGTAGGAGATCTTGTGAAACAATTGCATTAACTAAACCTACTACGGTCAATGCCTTTTCTTTATATGATTCCACATAGTTAAGAATGATATCTAATACCAAACCGCTCTAATCCGATCACATTTGCTTATTGTCCAGTGGACTGAAATACCTCCAAACGGATACCTTACTTTGGGGCCTGGGGATTTGCATATATATATATGTTCCTTACGCCCTCCGATAATGGAGGTGAATACGGATGAAATTAAATTAATGATTCCATCTAAGACAATTTAAAGTTTTATTCTTCCTTTGAAAAGTTAGGTCTTCCTATATTTTTAAGAGTTTGTTCTCTCTCCCTTCAATAGATGGACTATATTTCTATTCGCTAGAAATGCGCGTGAGAGATCAGGATAATCAAAGATTGCCCTGATAGCCGATTGTGACAGATGTTTCATCCAAAAGCATCACTGGAACGCTTATGAATGTCATAAATTCACCATCATCGGCCATAGCTCTTGAGACCAATGCAAATCTTCTGAAAGGCGTCGGTGCTGTCTGTGCTAGTGGATTGAGACCACTTGGCCTGTGCAAACCCAACGAGACTCTGCTAACTGAAGAATTTTTCCCTGCAGTATAATCCAAGTGAAACGGATACGTGGAATCAGCAGCTCCCATGGCATCCAAAGTAGCTGTACTATAAGTTTTAGTGTACTGTGGAATTTCTACGCTTATAGTATTACCATGCATTAAATTTTGCTCAATATTAGCTTGAAACATATCAATATTTGAAGCAACTGGAAATGGACCAGTAACAATATCATTGAGTGCTAAACGAGCATTAATTTGTTGAATAGTATTACCAATAATTTCGAAATTTCCTTTATCGTACGTAACCCTCAACCTTATACCTCCTCTTCTCATGGCGTAACAAGATCCTATTACAGTGAACGCATCCGCATATATCAAAGCAGTTCCAGAATTATTTCGAATAGGTATGTAGTCAGGAACAATACAGGCATTATCTCTCGACAGTGCGAAACCTTCTATCTGATTATTAGGTTGCTGCACAAAATAAGTATATCTGCGCAACAAAGCTCTAAAACTAGATACTTTATCTCCCACACAAAGTGCTGAAAATAGATCAGGTTTTGATTCCACAGATGAATTACCAATAGTGGACATAAAATAACTGTCTTGCAATCCTGATTGTGGAGCAATAGCAATAGGATTCATAACTACCCTAGCAGGAATACTTACTTCAAAATCGCTCCCGCCACAAACTTCTACTAAAACTACAATATCTGGAGAAACGCTAGATGGAGCTACAAGTGCATCAACCACGGTAACAAAAATTTCACCCATGATGTCCGTAACAGGAGTCCATGGAGTACTATTAATGTAAGGTATCGTGATTTCAAATTCGCTCTTGTCACGGATATCAATAATTTGTCGATTAACGTAATTAGAATCTCCTGAATAAACAAAGGGAGTAACTCCAGGAAAAAAAGAAACCATTATTCTACCACTGTGATACTCAGTTTTTACTAATTTGAACCTGTACTTAACGGAACCTCTCCATTGTCTGAACATAGAACATACAAATCCTAATGGCGTATAACTTCGTCTATTAGCACCCAAATCATCAATCCAAAACTGTGGTCCAACACCTAACACGATTAAGTTCCCTGATGAACTAGTGTTCATGGTAAATTGTCGTGTGTAAGCAAACTTTGATAAAATATAAGAAAAATCCATTTCATCATAAGCTGTGCCAGATAATCCATCCATCACAGTGACGCCAGGTTTTGAATACAGGGCCAAAGACTTAGCATCTGAATCCCCATCAATAGTTGAGTGAGCTGGTCTTTCCTGTATCTGAAATTTGACTTGTGATACTCCCTGGGCTGGTTTTGAAAATCCAAACATAGAGACAACCCCAGCTGCTCTATCGGTGAACCATGCAACTGGAGAAACAAATTCTGAAATTAATGGAATTTTTGCAAATTGACCCAAGCCATTGGCAACATGTTTAAGAGCACTAGAAACTGGCCCATTAAAATTGTTACTCAATTCAGCTTGTGATGGATCAAAACCCTGTGGGGAAGCTGCACCAAACAATTTAATGTTTTCAAAACGTCCGTATACTGTATAAGTTGCAACAGTGGATCCAGTAGGTGCTTTCAATGGTGAATACGGATACAATAACAAAGCTCCTAATTCATTATCCGAGGGGGATGCTGCTGGTGGAATCTTATAGAAAGAATAAGCTGATACAAAAGGAATCGTCAATTCTGCTGAAGTAGCAGTGGCAATATCGACTTCCACATGAGGTATAGTGGTTCTTCCAGTCAATGTTCCAGTATGTAATGCCGTAAATTCAACAGCTTTCAAATCTGAAATTCCTGTTTTTCCACCGGCAAACGGAACAAAACCTAAACAATATCTTCCTTGTTGAAATTTATTACCATTTAAAACTATTTTGAAAACCATATCGGCTCTAATTCCATAAAATCCTGACAATTTCTGTCTCCATAAAGATGTAGCTGGTAAATTGAGCATACTTCTAGGTTCAAACCGCGTATTCAAGATATTAAAAGTATCTGTAATAGAAAATGACCCGCTAAAAAGTGGAACGGGTCTAGACAAATACTGAATAATATCGGATTGGGATTGCTGAGTATCATTCAATTCAAGTATCGAATCTCTGACATGCACTGTCCTTAAATCTCTCGCTGTAATTGTTCCTTCTTGAACAAATACTGTGGTGTCCATAGGGACCGTTTGAGCCTCGGGGGAAGTTACTGTTTCCTTGTCGGGCTCTAAAGTTTTTATCTCTTCGTGCGTGCTTTTATTAACGTGGTTCATATCTTTGTTCTGCATATTTAGTTAATTTGAAAAGCGAAGGTTTGTGATACTCCTTCAAACAATTGATTACGCTCAACACAGCGAACTTCTCCAAGTTCGGACCATTCTATTGATATGGCTTTCACCTTCTCTTTTTTGTCCATTAATATGTTCCAATAATGTTCATTTATTCATGAATCAAGTCCCACCAAGCTTAAACTCTCCGTCAAAGACGACAAAATTCGGGCATTCATGATATAATTACTGATATAGAAAAACATAATTAATGCTTCTTATTTTTTTTTATTTTGTATTTTGTTTCTTTTCTTTTATATTTTTGTATTTTGTTTTTATTTTTTAAAAAAAGATTAGTTTAACGTCTCATCATAGACAGCGATACATCAATAATTAAATTCCAAATCCAGAACTTTATTATATACTGTATCATAATTCAAGCATACGTCATCATGAAATTTGATATGTGGGATAAGTTTCATTTTCAATTCGTAAAGTGTAGGAGCATATTTACGAAATACTTCTTCCCCATGTAAACTCAATTCTGATATGGAACTAGCTATTTTATCAACAGTTATAAGATCTGCTTCCGAACCCTTCGCGGTCCAGTTTAAAGTAGCGAAAATGGAATCCATAGAAAGTGGTGCAACATGACGATTTAATTTATCATCAAAGCGAAAATATCTCTTTAAGAACGATACTTCCTCAATATTTCTCGCTGGAACTTCTGACTCTTTCTTCAACTCATTGGTGTATTTCATCCCACACTTATCCATATAAGACGGCATCGTAAGCTCGTTAAAAAATTCACGCACTAGCTTGTCACTGGTAAACACATTATCATCACCCAGGGCAATCATGTAAACACGCTTATTAAATTCACTACAATCAAAACCAGCATGTTGAAAAGACATGCGAAACACTATGTTGTTGTAGATAGTATTAACTATAGCTGTTAAGGGATTGCCTGATGGTATACCATTAAACCACTCATAAACATTAGGACCCTCAATATGAACTGAGTTGACTATTTCAACAAATAATTGAGATCTTATTAAAGAATCTTCATCATTCTTATCGCCATACCACCTTTCTATCATCAAATAAATTTGCCACAATATCTGGTTACATTGCATCGTGTCAAATTTTGAAAAATCTCCTGCACCAACAGTTTTATCACTCTTATTCTCATTATACTGAGTTAATTTCCGAGCAATATCGTCCCATGTTGCAGAATACGGATTCACTCCTATTGCAGACCCAACATTGATGTTAGCTTCAAAATATGCTGAAATAAACTCTCCAAAATATTTTCTAAATAAGATAAGTAATATGAAATCACATGCCGAGAACATCCTGGTTTTACCCTGGAGAACTTTCTCTTTTTCCCTGATTTCATCTTTCAAACAATCCTTATAATAAAATCGGGGTCTCACACCTTTCCGAAACATATCTATCTTCTCATTCACTACTTTAGCGATTCGTGAACGAGCGAAAGATATTTTTTCAAGATCACCTTCTTCTACTGCATTATAATATTCTTTCTTCAAATTAGAGTATTTTGGTAAACACATTGGATAACCTGGACTAGTGGAAGATGCAATACTTGAAACATTTCCGAAGGAATGCAAAATTTCCTCTAGAGAGAGAACCTTTCTGTTAAGCATATTGACATTCAAATGCTCACTGATCAAACTTTCATACGAATTAACGGCATTTACGATAATACTGGAATCTAATGGCTTAGAATAAATGGCATAAAGCTGTCTAGCTCTTTCCATAGGATCTAATCTAACACCATCAACTTCAAAGGTTCGTATACGGCTGGGGACATGAGTTACAAGCCTATACTCCATAGGTAACTGACCATAGAGCGCTGATCTCTTAAGACCTGATTTTTGGATATTTCCTGGAACATCAGATCCTACGACTTTGGATACTGGCAACATTAATCCTTGAGAAACAATATCACAATTATTTTCTTGTGGAGTGTCTTCATCTACATTGAACAGACTCTTATCTCGGGGAAAAATCTTGTTCAATTGATTCTGGATAAATTCCTGCGTTATAACGGTTGCATAGCCATTATCACTACTACCAGCAACATGTATACCCATTACACAACGATTCTCAAATTTCGTATCTTCAACAAGTAAGAAAGATCCACAATCACCATTAGAGAAAGTGTTTCTATAGGCTACTGTTGTCGGTAAGGAATAATAAGGGTCTTCATCTCCACTCCAATTGGATTTAACAACTAGATCATTATGCATATTGGCATTCATGTCTATAACTCTGACTATGATGTTAGATTCCTGTTGATAAGTTCCCACTAAAGTAGTTGGAAAACTCCTTTTTTTGGAAATAGAAATTAGATCATTCTCCTTTAAACAAAACTTGAACATCCCTATTGACGACCTTTGAGCTGGCTCTAATTTGAAAAAGACTACATCTCTTTCCGAACATTCATCTGTCGTAGTAGCATTGAGAAGGAGGTCCTTGACGAAAACTTGATAAGCCATAGCTCCTGAAATTGTACAAAATTTAACGATACATCCATCATCAAATTTTCCACTGTTTTGCAAAGAGGACATTTGTAGGAGAAAATGAAATGGCATCATGAAAATATTACTTCTAATATTTAATGCATGTCCCATTCTATCTTGCTTATCAGGTGTTACCAAATACACAATAAACATATTCTTGTTCATTATTGATGCTGCCACACTAGTATTAATGGATAGTCCCTTCAGAACATCGATGTTAATTTTTGGATGCTTTGGTATGTTACCTGTAAATTCCCGGAATGACTGTGGTTTAACTGCAATTTGCTTGTTACTTAGAGTACTAACTTTATTGGGTTTACCCAATTTAGCTCTGTCTCTACCATAATCTACTGACTGAGAAAAAACACCACTGTCTCTGAACACTGAGGAAACCAAATCATATAATGGTTTAAATGAAACAGCGAATAGGAAACCAAACCCAAGTATATGATACTTATAATCCTGAAAAATCTTAACTATTGGTTTTATAGTTTTTTCGATTCTCATTTTAACTGTATTATAATTAATCACACTAGGTTTAGTGTAAGTGATATTACTAATTCCACTATTCTTTAATAACGTCATATTCCTTAGAAAAACATCCAATATCCGATCAATATCTGTACCAGCTTCAAGATAACCTGCTAAATTGCTCATACTATTCATTTGAACATCTCTCATAATATAATAAAACCATTCATAATGATAAGGCAAATCAAACATAGAGACAATATTCCAATACAAGTCCAACTGCTCTCTAGTTGGTTGTGATCTGTTTATCCTATTCTCCATCTCATGTATTAAAACTGCGCGCGATTCCGGTATCAGTTCAACTTCTTCAGATTTGAAAGTACTTGATATTAAACCTTGAGGATGAACATATTCTTCATTAGTTATTCTCGTTAAAACATCATCTAATGAGAAATTTTCCAAATCTAATCTCATCTTGTTATAAATAGAAGTATTGAATGAATTGTTAACCAAGTGATTTATAATTCTATCACGATGAGCCTTAACAATAACTTTGACAACGTCTTCCAATGTAACATCTTTAGAAGAGTATTTATCACCTCCTGAAGAATAACTGATTTTCAATTTCCACGCATCATTTGGAATACATGATCCACTGATCTCTCCAAACTCAGTATTGACTTTATGATCAGGTAATGTTGTATACTTATCCGCCAATTCAACATCTATTACAACATTGAATCTGCGTTCAACTGCCTTATAGTCAAATACAGACAAGAGACTACTGAAATCTAAACGGTTGGTAGTAGCCATAACGAAGGGAGATCTAAAGAAAACTTTGTTCTTATTCTCAACACTTGCCATCTTGAGAGGAAAAGGTTCAACATTTATCATTTTAATAATATTAATTGCCTCAGATGCTTCCATACCTGCTATATCGCGTTTCTGAAAAATATCGTCAATTGTTGTTACCCATGATTTATAAGTGTAACCGTCGAAAAATTGATCATTTGGTGAAGAATAAATGTAATTTTTATTATTCTTTTCAAAATCTTTCCTCCATTCTGATGGCACGGTTAATCCTGCTACCAAATTCGATATACGAGACAATAAAACACTTTTAAAACAATTGGGCTTTCCTCTAATAATAACTCCAACAGGTTCAATTCTGACTCCATTGAGAGAGTCTTTAATTGCCATTACTCTGTTATTAGCATCTCTTAGTTTATCAAGACTTTTAGTTAAATTCCTGTAATCATAAGAGTTTTTCTCAACAGATTTGACAAGTTTCTCTCCTTGGGACAATAAATCCATATAAATTTCACCTACATAAGAATCAGAAAAAGTATTCCGGCTTTCCAGTTGTACTATAAACCTGGATGATTCTTCTACATAAGCAGCAATTTCTTTTGAACTAAATGAACTCACATCAAAAAATTTTGCAATGTCTTCTCGATTTAAATTTAAAAAGAAACTACTTAGAGCCGCGGAACCAGTCATTAACATCATCGCCATATTTGAAGTTTGATTATGAGAAACTTTCAAGGCACTAAGAACACCATCTAGTACACTAGATTTAGCTTTCATTCCTACAACGAAAGATATCAATCCCACAATGATAGCAGATATTGATAGCTCAGTTCCTGACAATCCTTGGGAATTGGTTCCCCCTTCCAGATCATCCTTCATTTTATCGACATAGGTTTGAAGTGGTGAAATGCTTTCCATCATTTCTGAATTCACTTCTTCACCTGCCAAAGCTTGGCAATGTTTCAAAATTGAAGTTAAAGCTAACAATACCATGCCACTTATAGCACACATATAAGTAATTTTCTTATTAAATCCTGAAGCCATCATCATCATCATTAACCAAATTTGGAACATGGTCAAACACATAATAGCAATAGTTAAACTAGGTACATCTGTAACTTCTCGCACTCTTCTCCACATATCATCAACACCCCAATCAACAGTATGATTGATATTAATACCAAAACCTTGTGGTAAAATATCTTTCAATTCAATATTTTTGAGATCATCAACACTCTTCAAACTCTCTTTAATCTT